GCTCTATATACATCAGACTGGGCAGCAAATGCTGAACTAGACGGCACCGGTGGACAGGCGATTCCTGCAGGAACAGTCTACGCTCAGTATAATTATAATAACCAATATTCAGCAGGCCCGGTGTATCTATTCGAAAGAGTAGCAACTGGTCCAACAGTAGTTACCGGATCCACGATCCCTACTATTTTCGGGACAGGCACCATACAAGTCCAAACGTCAGTTCCTAGTAGTTCGGGATTATCAGGCGTGCAAATTGTTAATATTAGTTCTGGAATGACTGCTACTGATTTCGTCACTCAATGGTCTGCTGCGAATATTCTTCATACAACTGCAAGCGTAACAACAGCCGGAGCAATCCAGATTACGCATACAGCAGGCGGAGCAATAACACTTGATGATACAGTAAATTATGTATCTAGCGGAGTAGTTGCTGCTGCAGGATTTATACCAGGCACAACGACTGGATGCAAACATGGTCCTAGCGCATTGGCTAACTTCAATACTGCGCTACTAATAGGCGGCCCCGGCAGTAATGGTGAAGTAAGTGTCACGGTAACTTCCGGTGTTTACGTTCTTAACGGTACAGGCGTCGGCGCAAATGCAGGAACAGGTTACACGGTGGGCGATGTACTAACTGTTTCCGGCACTTCATTAGGCGGCGCTTCTCCTGCTAATGACCTAGTAGTCGAAGTAGCATCAGTCGGCGGATCAACCAACATCACAGCACTTGCATATGTTTCAGGTGCGCCTGCATCAATCTATACAGCACAGTTAAGTAACTGGGTCGATTTTAACTACATTGCTAACGAAGGCATCCCTGTTGCAAATCCTGTCAATAATAAGAACTGGTTCTACAGCGTCACTGACGAAGTTGATATTATGGTTCAAAAAGCCGGTGCATGGGTAGGTTACGGTACAACTAACTTTGATAGTTCAGGCTTCCCAAAAACAGGCGTTAACGCAACTGACCCTAACGGTCCTATCATTGCTGCTTCTACCCCAACTACTCAAAGTGACGGTACAGTATTAGTATACGGTGATCTTTGGATCAACACAAGTGATCTTGAAAACTATCCAGTTATCTCTCGTTGGGAGAGAGTTGGTGTCGTACCGGCAGCAGTTGATCAGTGGGTTCTGTTAGATAATTCTGACCAGACGAGTTCTACTGGTGTTCTGTTCGCAGATGCTCGTTGGGCAACGGCTGATACAGTAAGTCCTACTCAGGATCCGATGGCGACTATTCCTGCATTGCTACAAAGCAACTATCTTGATTTAGATGCTCCTCAGGCAACTCTGTACCCAACAGGTATGTTGTTATTCAACACACGCCGTTCTGGTTACAACGTCAAGCAATATCGTTCAGCATACTTCAATATGACTGACTTCCCAGGCGAAACTCTCCCGACAGAGAAGGCAGCATGGGTAACAGTAAGCGGTCTTCAATCAAACGGCTCACCGTACATGGGTCGCAAGGCACAACGTGCGATGGTTGTTGAAGCAATGAACGCAATCGTTGCAACTAACACTGATGTCCGTGACGAAGATAACTTCTTCAATCTGATGGCAGCACCTAACTATCCAGAACTACAGCCTACTATGGTTACTCTGAATAATGACCGTGGTATGACCGGTTATATCGTCGGTGACACACCGATGAGATTGGCAGCATCTGCAACTGACATTCAGGCATGGGCTACTAACGCCGCAGGTGCAACAGGAACCGGCGAAGTAGGTTGCGTAACACGCGACACGTATCTAGGTCTGTTCTATCCAAGTGGTATTACAAATGACCTGTCAGGTAACTTAGTCGCTGTGCCATCGTCACACATGATGTTAAGAACATTCCTGCGTAACGACAGTATCGCTTATCCTTGGTTAGCTGCTGCTGGTACTCGTCGTGGTATCATCGACAATGCTTCTAACATCGGTTATCTTGATTCTGCGACAGGCGAGTTCCAGACTATTAAAACAAGTCTCGGTCTTCGTGATGTGCTGTACATCAACTTTATCAACCCAATGGTGTTCTTCACCGGAGTTGGTCTGTTGAACTACGGTAACAAGACAAGTTTCAACTCGTCTAGTGCCCTTGACAGAACTAACGTTGCCAGATTAGTTGCGTACATTCGTCGTCAGTTGACGTTAGCAACAAGACCGTTCGTGTTTGAACCAAATGACACGATTACACGCGCCCAAATCGGCGGAGTTTGCCAGACTCTAATGGCAGACTTGGTTGCTAAACGCGGTCTTTATGATTATCTTGTGGTGTGTGATCAGTCAAACAACACTCCTGCAAGAATTGACAGAAATGAACTTTGGATAGACATTGCGGTTGAACCCGTTAAAGCTGCTGAATTCATTTATATCCCGGTTCGTATTCTGAACACGGGCGAACTAGGCGCATAAAAAATGCCCTTCGGGGCATTTTAATAGATAAATACATTCAGGAGAATTACACATGGCAACAGCATCATCAACCTTAGCAAACATGACAATACCAGTGGACGGCGCAGCAACAAACTTGCTGATGCCCAAACTACAGTTCAGGTTCAGGGTTAACTTTTTAAATTTCGGCACCTCAGCAGGTAAAGGTATCGAATTAACAAAACAGGTCATTGATTGTTCAAGACCCAACATCACGTTCCAAGAAATTACTATGCCAATATACAATTCAACAATGTATTTGTCTGGTAGACACCAATGGCAACCGATGACGATTAACCTTAGAGATGATGCCCAGGGCAATGTCGCCAAGGCAGTCGGAGCACAGCTTCAGAAACAACTTGACATGGCAGAGCAAGCAAGTGCAGCAGCCGGTGTTGATTATAAGTTTGAAACTACAATCGAAATTCTCGACGGTGGTAACGGACTTAGCGCACCAGTTGTTCTTGAAACATGGGACCTAGTCGGATGTTTCGTTCAGGTTGCTAACTACAACACATTGAACTACGGCACTAATGACGTAGTTACAATCGCTCTGACTATTCGTTTCGACAACGCAGTTCAGTATGCGGGTCCAGTAGCTGGCTCAATCGAAGGCGGCGTCGGCGGTGCAATCGGTCGTACAATCGGTAAGATCGCAGGCAGCACTGGTACGAATACTGGGGTAAGCGGTTAATATATCAACTTAGTCTGAACTATGTCAGGCCCGGTATCAGACTTTTTATCAGGCGTTGCTGAAGGATTCTTCAGCAACGATTACCTGCGTGATTTTACTCACGCTTCTAAAACATTCAGACCTAATAACTATCAGAACGCCCCTAAGTTAAAGTTTCTGTTCCATGTGAACTTTGAAGTCAATATGGAAGCACTTCCCAACTGTCCTAGTGCTAACTGGGGTTTGGCAGTAAAGTCGGTTAAATTGCCGTCGTTCACTATGACAACACATGAGATGAACCAGTACAATCGTAAAAGAATAGTACAGACGAAGATAAAATACGATCCAGTAGATATTACTTTCCACGATGACGTTGGTACCTCACAAAACGGCGGAATGATCAGAAATCTATGGAAACTCTACTACCAGTATTACTACACAGATTCAAAGAATCCCAGAATAATGATTGCATCTAAGGCAGTCAACAGCACCAGCACTAAAGGCGCCGGTTACAACGACCGAACTCAATACACTCCGTCTATAACTGGCGATGAAAATTGGGGATACTCGGGTGAAGCATCGCAGTCTATGCCCGGGCTAGTTAAAGTCCCCTTCTTCAAGTCAATACGAATATTCGGTTTCAATCAGCATAACTATGTGACCTACGTTCTGGTTAATCCGATGATAACACGATTCGGTCACGACACATATAACTATGCTGAAGCCAATGGCACCATGGAGAACACCATGGCGATTGATTACGAAACTGTTGTATATGACTCTGGTGCTATATCAGGTGCAAACCCGGGCAACTTCATTCCCGGCTTCGGAGATGTTGCTAACTATGACAGACAACTAAGCCCTATCACCCGGCCAGGATCACAAGCAACTATACTGGGTCAAGGCGGGTTAGTTGATGGTGTAGACGGATTCTCACAGGCAGTCGCAGATGGTAACTATCTTGGTGCGCTACAGATAGCAGGCACTTCGTACAATACATTTAAGAATGTGAATCTAGCACAAATCGCCAAAACTGATATAACACAACAGATACTAGGTGCCATGAACGGTACAGCTAATGCCAGAAATACATTCAATATTCCAACTGGTGCTACTATAGGTGCAGCAGTTGCTAACTTCGTAAACAAGCCACCTTATATACCACCTGATCCCTGAAAGAAATTATGGCACGAATAATAGATACTCGCACTTCTCTGGACAAAACAATCAGGATCTTTGACGCCTTTTACGCCTTCGACTCTATAATTAATGGCGCCGAGTTTGATATTGTCCGCGGATACTTCAGATTAGTATGTGCCAGTAATAACATTGCTGACAATATGACTGCGGTGCTATTCAGAATCGCACAGGAGACACATATCCCTGTACTAGACCTACTTGGGTATATTAAAGGCACCACCAAGTTAGAAATGAACACGGTCATCTGCTACTATCTTAACAGTTTCAAGTCAAAGACTTCTCTGTACGGAGTAAGTGTGGTCCCGCAGCCTAATCAGCCGGCAGCCCGTAACATAGTTCAGTAACATGGCTAAGTATGCCCAAGGTATCTTCACACCAAAGTTTCCTGAAAAATACATAGGGAAGAAGGCACCTAAATATCGTAGTTCATGGGAACTGGCCCTGATGACCTTCTTCGACAACAATAAAAACATTCTGAAATGGTCCAGTGAGTCAATAGCTATTCAGTATCGTCACCCCTTCACTGGTAAGATGACCAATTACATCCCTGACTTCTTTGTTGTCTATGTGAATACTGCCCTCAAGCAACACGCTGAAGTTATAGAAGTAAAACCACGATCACAAACAATAATGTCTGAGGCCAAGAGTAAGGGTGATCAGCAACAAGTCGTTATCAACATGGCTAAATGGCAGGCAGCAAAGGCTTATTGCGCCCAACACGGGTTCTTTTTCAGAATAATAACAGAGCATGATATTTTTAGTAACGGCAGACCAAAACGATAAATATCATATGACTAAAAAACTATCAGAACTATTCCAGTTGCCGGTCGATGAGGAAACTATAACACCCGATCAGACTCAGGCCCAAGAAATAACAACAGCGGCCTATTCAAATCTGGAGAAGATCGAGGCGGCACTACCTCAGGTCAGGGGGCTTGATGCTGCTGACAATGAGATGGACGATCTTGCTACACTTGCTCAAGAGAGTTATAAAGACTTGATGGATCTGGGAATGCAGGTCGAAGCACGATTCTCATCTGAAATCTTCAACTCAGCCAGCACATTCCTGGGTCATGCTATCACTGCAAAGACTGCGAAGATCAACAAGAAACTGAAAATGATAGACCTGCAACTTAAAAAGTTGAGTTTGGATCAAAGGTCAGCCGCAAAGAACGAAGAAATTGAAGCAACGCCGGTGGGCGAAGCCCGATTGCTCGATCGGAACGAAATGCTGAAGGCCCTGACCGGGAAAACAATTCAACAATGATAAATATATAATACAGGAATATTCCATGCTTAGCCTAAAACAATACATCGTAGAAAGCGTCAGATCGTATAACTATACGATCAAGATCGCCGGAGAGGTAGATAAGAACTTTATCGACCTGTTTAAGTACAACCTCAATAAGTTCGACCCGATCAAAATCGAGGAGCCGACTACCACTCCTATTCAAAAGGATCCGTATGGTTTCCCGGGCGTCACTAATCAGCCGGTGACTATCATCAAGGCAGAGTTTAGATACCCAGCAACTGAGCCGATGATTCAACAGATTGCTATGCTACTCGGTCACAATATCAACATGGTCAGAGCAACGACTACTGACTTCAATGACAGCATCAACGCAGAGAATGATAAGTTTGCTAATCAAGCAGATCACAATCCGCTGTTGAATCATCCTGAACTTGAAGATAATGGCAAGGAAGCTGCTAAGGCGTACGGCGGATCATATCTCGATTCTATTAAGAAGCAATCAGAAGGATCGAAGATCGACATTCCGTACGAAGGTAAAAAGACACCTGATTCGTTTGATCCATTCAAACAACCGGTTATTGATAAGAAGGGCACAGAAAGCCCAATGAGCAAGATCACTCGTCCTGCTAAGCCTGCGACAGGCGCCTCGAAATAAACAAGGAAATATATGAACATTTTAGACATGATGAACAAGATCACTGAATTATCAAAGCCGATCGTTGAAGCAAAAGAAGAAACGACTACTCATAAAGGTGGCACTACGACTACTGATGAAAAGGGTACCAAGCACAAAGGTAAGTATGGTACTGACTATCAAGGCGATGAGGATGACGACAAGACGGATGACTATGGCAAGAAAAAGAAAGCCAAGCCTGCTGTTGCTGCACCCGCTGCTGAGAAGCGCGGCAGAGGTCGTCCTGCGAAAGGATCAGATAAAGACGGTAACGTGATGAAGCCTGATTGGTCTTCTTTCGGAGCCAAGAAGGATGTCAAACTAAAGCCGTGGGACAAGAAGGCAACAACGAAGCACTCGCTTAAAGACTGGATCGAAAATCTTGACTCAGTGTTAAATGAAGCGCCGGCAGTGATCGCTAAGCCTGCTCCCGGAGCAGTATCGTTATCCACAGCAGCAGAACCTAACAAAGTAATCGGCACGGCAACAGGGCCGGCCGCTCAAGCTATTTCTCAGGGCGTTGCTAATGGCACAGTAAATCTTGACAATGCTAAGGCTCTGAAAGAAGTTGAACGCAATCACATGGGTGAAACAGAATATCATGGCTACTACAAGTGGCGCGTAGCCTGCCGTAAAGCAGGTGCAGTTGAGTTCGTGGGTGACCGCGACATTGACGAAGGACATGACTCACGTGGTAAAGCAGTTGGTGAATGGGACGGTGTAGTAGGTTCTGTATATGGTGACGCACACAAGCAGCGCCCGGCAGCTCCAGCAGGTCCTGCATTAGCAGAAGCTAAGAAGAAGGCAAAGCCAGACTTCCTTGATAAAGATAAAGACGGCGATAAAAAAGAGCCATTCAAGAAGGCAGTTAAAGACGCCGGCAAGAAGGTTGAAGAAGCCAAGAAGGCAAAGCCAGACTTCCTTGATAAAGATAAAGATGGCGACAAGAAAGAACCGTTCAAGAAAGCTGTCAAAGACGCCGGCAAGACTCCAGCTGACAGCAAGTATGATTCACGCGCCGGACGCAGAAACGGCAAAGATGATTTAAAAGCTAAACAAGTTGAAGAAGGCAAAGACGAAGGCAAACCAGGTAAGAACTTTGCCAAGATTGCCAAGTCAGCCGGTAAAGAATACGGTTCAAAAGCTGCCGGCGAAAGAGTAGCCGGTGCTGTCCGTAACAAACTTGCTAAACAAGGTAAACTTGAAGAAGGCAAAGTCAAAGAACTCTCTATGGATCTTGATGATCGTTCAATGAAGCCAGCTGAGTTCCAAAAGAAATACGGAAAGTCAAAAGCAGAAATGCAGGCATCTATGAAGAATAAACCAGCAGAGAAGAAACCAACAAGTAAGATCAAAGAGAGTATCCTACGTGAATCGCATGATACAATGGCTCACATCATCAGCAAGTTCAAGCACGAAGTCAAGAAGTTCGTCGCCGGAGAAGACTTGGATGAGGATCTATATGACGCACTATATGACTACTACTGCGATATGGGCGAAATGCCGTACGGCACCATGAAGGCACGTGACGGTGATCCATATGAGTGGGTAACTCAACGCTTCGACAGCGATGTTCAGAATCACGATGTTCCAGTTGATGAAGCAGTTAACCCATCATTGATTCCTGCAGTAACACGCAAGGCTCAGGGCGTTAACTTCCCGGCTACACTCGGACAAGTTAATCAAAATGACAGCCTGAGTCATCTGCCTAATCTCAAAGCGGCAGGCGATAGACTTGCCACAGCTAGTCCATGGGGTTCGGCTCCTGTTAAGAATGTTCAGTTCGAAGGCTGGGCTAAAGAACTTGACACTCTGTTGGCAGAAGGCATGAATGTTGTTGCTAACACTGGGTTAGGTGATGGACCTGATTCGGTTACTATCTCAGCAACAGACGAAGATGCTCAACACCTGTTATCGATTGTTAAGTCGGCAGGTCTAGGTATGTTCGCTAACGATGAACGTCAAGAAGGTGATTCACCTCAGATGTCTGTTCAATCACAGGACAATCCTAATGCTGAAATCGGCGTAGTTGACGATCACGATGATATGCTCGGACTCATTCGAAAGATGACTGGCCAAGGTGGACAACCGGGCGCAGCAGAAGTCGAAGTGGATGAAGAACAAGGAATGAATCCTGGTGAAGCGCAAGGATATCAGGATGAAGAAATGGCCGCTGAAAATAACCCTACATTCGGCGAAGTAGAGCCAGACGAAGAAGGCTCATCTGATGAAGAAGTTCAGCAAGCCACAGAAAAACTGGAAAAAGTCCATGATGCATGGAGCGAGGCTGACGGCGGAGAGACCGATCAAGACGAACCTGCTGCTGACACCGGTGAGGAAGAACCCGAGGAACCAGCTACTGACGATGCCGAATCGGAAGAACCTGAAGAGCCTGAAGAAGAAGAAAAGGAAGAAGTTGACGAAGCACTTGCTAATGGTGCTGACGATACTTTCGAATCCGATATCGACTTCATGCAGAACGTTATCTCTGGTGGCATGAACGGCAGAAAGCGCACACAATCAGTAGGTAGCCCTGTCACAATCGCATCTACCCCAATGAGGGAATCGACTGATCTGCTAAAAGATTGGCGAACACTAAGCGGCATCAAGTAAGAATACGCATTTAGATAGCCCGGTAACCCCGGGCTATTTTTTTGGATACAGTGTTTAGAGACAAACGATAAATACTTGATGAGCGAATATTATGTATATGCCTACTTGAGAGATGACGGAAGTCCGTATTATATAGGCAAGGGTAAAGGAAATCGAGCCTACACTAAAAGTAAGGGCGAGATAGGTAAACCTGTTGACAAAACAAGAATCGTTATTTTAGAACAAGGATTAGCGGAAGTTGATGCTTTCACATTAGAGAAACAGATGATTGTCCAGTATGGACGTAAAGATAATAACACCGGAATACTTCGTAATAAAACGGACGGTGGTGAAGGCCCAGGCGGAATAAAACAATCACCGGAAGTTATTGCCCGACGGGTGGAGTCCTCTAGAGGAAAATCAATGGGTATGACAGGAAAGAAACATCGTCCGGAATCAAATGAAAAACGAAGGCTATCAATGCTAGGTAAAAATACCGGGACACATACGATTGAACATTGTATTGCTAGTGGACTACCCAAACGCGGAATGAAATATAAATCACAATATATACTCGTATGCCCGCACTGCGGTAAATCAGGCGGTAGCGCAAATATGAAAAGATATCATATGGACAATTGTAAACAAATAGAAAGATAAGGTTATCCCATGCAGCAAAA